TCAGTGTCACCGTCTAAAGCAGCGTCCAGCGTGGTGTAGAAGCTGATCCGATCGAGGGTGTCGCGGAAGATGAACAGCTGCGTGCCGGTGAGGTTGGGTTGATCGGCGGGGGTTTGGAACGGCGGCTCGGGGCCGAACCATTTGGAAGCGCCGGACTGGAGCCGGGCCGCCCGGGCGCCGTAGAGCCCCAGGCTGGAGCCGAAGAACATGCCGAAGCCGCCGCGCAGGTCCGGCCGGCCGTCGTTGTTCAGGTCGAGGGGCAAGCCCCGGGGGCCCCAGATCCAGACCGCATCACCAGTCCAGAAGCCGTCCTCTGACACATCGATCGCATTGACATGGGAGCGCACGGCGGCAGGGCTAACTGCCACCGCCGACGGGAGCTCACGGCGAAGCTCCAGAACGCCACCAGTGCCAAGGACTGGCATCAGAAGCTATGGGTTGGCTTGGCGTTGATCTTGAACTGCACCGGCACGGCGATCACGTCACCCACGCTCACTCCGGCCTGGAGGCTGGTGAGCAGCACGGAACCGGAAATCTGCTTGCCGTTGGCGCTGTCGAGGATCATGGTCAGCGCGTCGCCGGCCTCGGTGGAATTGCTGAAGATCGAGTTCATCAGCGCCACAGTGGGAGCATCCGCCGGGTCGTACATCAAGGTGCCGCTGCCGGTCGTGGCGCGCACGCCGTAGACAGCCGACTCGTCAAAATCACCCAGGGCGGTGGTGTCGAGCGGGTTGCGCGAAACATCCATAGAGATGTCGCGAACCTTGGCGACTTTTGTGTTGTTCCACCGCACCTCTGCGGTGAGGCTAGTTTTAACGGCCATGGCGGTGCTGCTGTCAGCTCAGTCTAAGTTCGCCGACTAGCCGCACTTGCGCTGAACACCAGACGGGACCGACAAAGCCAATCGATGGCCTCTCGGCAAATGTCCACCGCAGGATGCCATTCGCCGGAAGGATGATTTGCGCCAACCGCGGCCCAACACCAGAGAGAACAGCTGCAGGCAAAACCAAATAATCGATGCCACTTTTGGTGGCGTCGTAAGCCTCAACGATGTCCGCTCCGCGGTCAGTCGAGATCACCCGGAATCCCATGGTCAACTCAGCATTGCCAGGAGCACTGCCCCAAAGGCGCTTGCTGACCACACCGCTTTGGCTGCGGGTGGCTGTGACGGCGTATTCCGGCGGCAGGTAGCTGCGCTCAGAGGGTTTGATGCTGGGGAAGGCGACGGGCATGGTGGTTACCTCTGGATGATCCAGCCAGCGGAATCGAATAGCCCGTCGGCGAGCCGCAACACGCCGTTGTCGTTGGCCGGCATGTGGACGGCTTCAATCGCAAGGTATCCGTCGTCGATTGGCTCAATGGACTCCACTTGGTAAGTCTGCACCTGGCGATTAGGTCGTTTGACCGTGAAGAGGATCCCGGCCGGCGTCGCCCGGGTGCCGTTGGCGGAGACATTGAGGGTGCCGTCGACGGGTGTGGTGCTGTTGTCCCCGTTCCACTGGATCACCGCGTAGCTGCCATCGGCTAATTGCTGGGTGGAGACCAGCGCGCCGGACGGTGTGACTACCCCGTTGTTGAACTCGTCGTAGACGTTGGCGTCCATGGCCACGCGGATGTAATCGCCCGGAGCCAAGCCGGTCAGCATGCCCTCGTAAGTGGTTTCAAAGCGAATCCCGTGGGTGGAGAGCCGGCGGAAGCGAGCCACAAACTTGGCCGCGTCAATTCCGTGCTGGGGGTTGGTGGCGTAATCCGACAGGTCGATCGATTCGATCGGCGCTGTGTCAGGAACGGTCGCCTCCCGAACCAGGATCTCCCGCTCGACTGGGAACAGCCCTGGATTGCCCAGATTGGTGCTGGCCCGCTCTTCGCGGATCTTGACCGAAACCTGAATGGGCTGGCGCTCCTCGGCCTCGAGGTACTGCAGCTTGAAGCTGCCTTCGCGGATGTTGCCGGCGGTGAACAGAGCGCGGATCGGGGCAGCCCCGGTGGGGAAGGCGGGGCGCAGAAAGAAACGACCGCTGGATTCTCCGAAGATCAGCAGGTGGGTGGCGGCCACATCAGCGGCCCATTGCCTGAGGTTTTCGCGGCCCACGATCGCGCCGTCGAAGAAGTAGCCCCGGTCCTGGCACCACTGCGCTGACGTGCGGAAGCTGTCGAGATCGATCATCTCGTCACTGATCAGATCGCCGCGGCCATAGCGGGGATTGGTGAGCAGATCCAGCAGCACATCGGGGAACAGGTGGCTGGCGCCGATGGTGTTGCTCTGCAGCAGCCGCCGGCAGACCGTACCGCCGGTGACGTAGGCCGAGAACTGGGCGAACTGCTGGAACTCCAGCGAGGAGCGGACATTTAGACCGACGATCGCCAGGTTGTCGTAAGCAGGGACCTGATCGTTAGAGACGATCTCGTTGATGTAGACGATCTCGTGCTCGGGGCCACTGGCAGAGCCCTGGACTTCTTCGTAAACGAAATCCTCCGCCAGCTTGCCCCAAGCGTCGACATAGGAGTCCTCATCGGTGAAGCCGATGCCGATCTCCTGGTCCAGTGCGCGGCGGGTGCTGTTGAGCGCAAACGTCTCCCGGTCTCGGGGGACCTGGATGCCGTTGAAGGTGGTCAGGATGCTGCCGCTGGAGACGGAGCGCACCGTGGAGAGCTTGCCATCGAGAATCTCCAGGTCGCCGCTGGCGATGCCATTGCGGATCTCCCAGCCGCTGAGTGGCTCAAAACGGAACTCCCACTGCCGCACATCGGGCATTCGGAAGCGCACGGCGTTGTAGGTGTTCTGCTGGGTGATGCAGCGCACCCCGAAGCACTGGGCCAGCGGTGTGAAGGCAGCACTGGTGCCGGCTTCGCGGTAGCTGACGCGGAAGAAGGAGAAGCGCTCTTCCGAAAAGCTCACCACGCCGGATTGGAAGGACTCCACTTTGAGAATCTGCCCCTTCTTGACCGTCTTGCCCTGCTTGCCGGTGCAGGCCCTCTCGTTGATCTCGTCGTAGGTCTTGGTGTCGATGAAGTTGCAGAGGCCGCCGATGCGGATGCCCATGCTGGAGCGGATGCCGACCTCCACCACCCGACAGGGGCGGCTGGTGCAGATGCTGCCCAGGGCGATGCGGTAGAGGTGGGGGAAATTGGTGGCGGTGTAGCGCTGGGGCTGCACGTCGGCGTTTCCATCGGTGCGCAGCTCCGCCAGGTTGCTCAAGCCGGCCGACCCGGGCCGCACTGTGGTGAAGGTGGCTTCAATCGCCCGACCACCGTTCTCGGTGAAGGGCAGCGAGTCGGTCTCGCTTTCAAATAGCTCGTCGCTGGGGCTGCGGCCTGAGCAGACCGCCAGGGCGGAGCCGATCTTGTAGAGGTCCCCGATGACGAGGGCGTCATCCCAAGCCTTCTGACGTGAGGAGATCGCTGATGCCACATCGCCGGCCTTCTCGATCGCCGGCATCGACTTGAGGTAGTCAAAGTCGAATTGCTCGTCAACCGGCTGGAAGGAGTAGGTCGCCGTTGTTACCAGCGTGTACTGGTTGCTGGTCGCCGATCCACTGGTCAGGGTGTAAACCCCGCCGCCCTGGTCAACCAGCTGTGGGGATGTGTAGCTGCCGCTGCCGGTCTGCTGCAGGGTTGAGGTGGCCGAGCGGTTGATGGTGACCAGAAACTCAGCTTCGAGCTCCTCGGCGTCCTTGCCGGTGCCGTTGATGAACTCCAGCAGGTAGCGGATCGAGAAGGTACCGGTCTCGGTCAGCTTGCCCTCGAAGAGGCTGATTGCTGCCTGGGCGTTGAACACAGCCTCGAGCTGCAGTCGCTCGTTCTCGGTGTCAACGTTCAGACTGCCCAGGACCACCAAGGCTTTGAGGGCCTCGGTGCCGAGCGCCTTGAGTTGGGCGCCGGTGATGTTGCCGATGGCGACGTTGAGCGTCCAGCTCTGGGGCTCGACCACTGTGGTGAACAGGGTGTTGGCATCGCTGCTGTTGTCCAGTCGGTAGACCGTCTGGGCGCCAACGCTGCCAACCGAGCCGCTGATCAAGCCACTGCGGCTGGAGAAGGTCTTGCTGAACTTCAGCCGCTGCGCCGCGGCAGTCTGGTCGATGGTGCATTTGACCTTGGCATTGCCCTTGTCGCCCTTGGGTACGAGGTTGGCCTGCACAGTGGGCCGCAGGCTGGGGTTAACCCGGAACCCCAGGTTGTTGCCGATCAGGCCAAACAGCCCGAAGGTGGTTTGGGTGCTGGGGCGATTGCTACTGCTGAAGTCCTGGAACCAGCCCATGGCGCGCTGCACAGCGAACACGTCCTGGCCGCCCTGGTTTTCGGCATTGCCCTGATCTTCCCCGGCGCTACGGCCTGCAACACGATCCGCGGAGCGGATGCGCCCGCCATCCGGGCGGAAGTAAACAGTGAGGCGGCTGGCAAGCTGGTTGGCCTGGTTGCTCAGCAAGTCATAGCTGCTGATGGCGTTGTTGCCGATCGCGAAATTGCGCAGGTCGAGGGACTCGATCCGGCCTTCTGAGATCAGAAAGATTGCCCGCAGCAGCTGGCTGCCGCCATAGCTCTGCACCTGGCTCCAGAGCAGGGGCATGTTGACCCGGATGCCGCCGTAGGTGCCGCCACCAAAGGTCTCGCGCTTGGCGTAGACCAGCGGAATGGTGGTGCCGATCGTGGCCGGCTCCTGCACCGCGTCAAAGCCGGAGCGCGGGGCGTAGCGCCGCTGGCTATTGATCGTGGTGCCGTTGGCCTGGCTTGAGTCCAGCCGCGCAGGGGCGCCGCCGGGCTTGGGCCGGAGCAGCATCGAAACGACCGTCAGCCCAACCGAAATAACGAGGTTGACGATGGCGATGATCGTTGCCGTTTCCAGCCCAGCCACCACCGCCGGCTGCGGGGCCTCCAGCGCGCGGCGGCGCACTTCCGCCTTGAACTCCCGCCAGTCGTTCTCGGTGACCTCGACACCGGCCTCAGCCAACACCTGCATCAGGTAGTAATCCGATGGCAGCAGGGGTTGCTGGCTCATGGCAGAAAACGCCGGTAGGACAGCGGTTTCATGAGATGCAACGGCACCCAGACCACGCCGCGGCGGTGATGGACCATCAGCAGGCCGTTGTCAATCACCACGGCCACGCCCATGCCCGCTGGGCCGTTTTTGAGCAGGGTGACGGCGCCGGCCTCGGGCGCTGGGAGCGGCTCGGTGAGATCGCGCCAGATGTTCTCCAACTCACCCCAGGAGCGTTGTTGAGCGAGGGCGAGCCAGCGCCGGTCAAAGGGCGGATGGGGCAACCCCATGTCGTCCAGCAGGCCCATGACCAGCACCAGGCAATCAGCTCCTTCGCCGCCGGCGGGATCGGCACCAAAGGCATGGGGCAGGCCGATATAGGAATGCCAGTCGCGCATCAGCCGAAGGCCAGATTGCCGGTGGTGGGCAGCGCCCCGACCAGGGCTGAGCTCAGATAGCGACGGGGAACCTGGCCGTCAACTGCATCGAGGGGCGACGCAAGCTGCAGTACAGCGCGCTGCACGTCAGACTCCATGGCGGAAATGAACCACAATTCGCTGGTAATTAGCGCTTGTAAGGCCAGTGTAATTGGGTCAACTTCCACGGTTTTGGCTTCCAGGAGCCATCCCTTGTCGCATGCCTCAGCAAAGATGTTGACAGTGATGGGTCCTGGAGGTGCCGCGAGAGCATTGTTGCCACGATCACCTCCTTTTTTGCCCAGGCCCGAAGTCAAGCCAAAGGGCACAAAGTTGTAGTTGACACCTTGGTAGCTGCGGATTTCATTTACAAAGAAGTTTTGATAGGCGTAGCTGGTGTAGCCAGCCCCCCGGTTTTTGAAGCGAATGAAGTTGCAGACAGCGACTGTCATCAGGCCATACCCAGTTGCTTGCGGGTTTTGACTGAGTTCCGCATGGACCCCAGCGCCAGGGCACGACCGCGCTCGGCGCCCCGGCTTTCGGCCTGGCGAGTCGCCTGTTGCAGCTGATCGATGGTGGCGTACTCGACGCCATTGATGACGCGGGTCTCGAGCTTGATGGGCTCGTTGGAGGGGCGAGCAGCGCTCAGGCTGGAACCACCCTCGAGCGCTGACGCGGTGGCGGCGTAAGGATTGCCAGGGATGACAGTTTCATTGGGGTGCAGCAACGCCATGAAGCCACCCTTGCCGTCTAGCCCACCAGCCATGGCGCCAGCGCCGGTGTAGCCGCCACCTGCGAAGGAAGGAAGCGCGCCAACGGGGTTGAAGTTGACGGCGGGGTTGATGTCTCCTACCGCTGCCAGCGGACCAGAAGCCGCAAAGTCGCCTGCACCACCAGCACTGCCCAGTCCGGCGAACATCTTCGCAATGCCAATCGCGATGTACTGGGCAATCATCTGTTGCGCAGTTTCCATCAGTGCATCGGCAACCGCCTGCAGGAACTCAGAGAAAACCTGCTCAGCAGACTTGGTGCCCGCGATCATTTCCGAAACGCCAGCCGTGACCATTGACGCCGCAGCATCAGCAGCAGCGCCGATCGCTGGATACTTATCTAAGACAGCCTGAAGTGCCGCTTCTTGCGTCTCCAGTTCGTTGTATACCGTTGGCATTGACGCCGCGCGTGTGATGTCAAACATCAGCTGAGCACGTTCTTCCATCAACTGATTAAGTTCGCGCTCGTATTCAATTTGCGCGATGCGCTTGTCGATTGCTTCGCTGGCATTAATCAGGATTGTTTCATCTGCACTCAGCGACTGAATCCTTAGCTCGTTGTATTCTCGTGCGATTTCATTCTGGCGGATCTCAAATTCCAGGGCCTGGCGCTTAAGCGGATCTGTTTCCAGCAAAATAGCAAGCCTATCCTTAAGCTTTGTATTCAGCTGATCGGCAACATCTTGCTGCTCTTGCATTTTTTCGGCTGCCTGAGCTTGTTGCTCCAGCTGCTTGGCGAAATCATCCAGGCCGGCACCAGGCCCGCCACCTGCGATCTCGCCATACACACGCCTGGCATTAGCCTTGCGCTCGCCTAACGCCTTCACGCCGCTGCGTTCATAGTCGCGGTCAAATGCCACCGCCGCCTCCTCTGGCGAAGTGGTACGGCGCAGTGAGGCGAGCGCCTTGGACTCTTTGCCCATCAACTCCTGAACCATGAAACGGAGCTGGGTTTGCAAGTCGCCTGCAGCGGCGCCACCACCAGCGAAGCGGATCAAATCTTTTTGGCGTGTACCAGTCCACTGGGCCAGTCCATACCCACCGACACCACTAGGCAGGCCAACAGCGCCGCCTTCATTGACACGGGAATTCAGGCCAGACTCCCTCTGCAGGTTGCCGACGATGCCAGCGGCCTGAGCGGGGGTAAGGCTGAGTGCGCCCTGCAGTGCCTTGGCAATTTGCGCACCGCGCGATTCAGCGGCTCGGGCAGTGCCGCCACCACCGCCACCAGACGCCGCCGAATCACGCGGGCCGGCAAGCGGGGGCAAGGCGGTTGGCGCTGGCGCGACTTGGGTCCGCTGCCGCTGCCTGCTCAGTGCGTAATCAGCGCGCTGCTGTTCAATGTTGCGCTGGCGCATTTCCGCCATCATCCCTTGCTGGGTAAAGGGATTGAGGCCCATTTGCTGAACGGCTGCATTGGCATTGCGAGCAAATTGAGCTTCGCGATCTCTTGCCCCGCCGGCATTATTGGCCTCGTCAATCAGTCGCTGAATTTCGCTAACAACAGACGTAGCCTGAGTTAGGGCCCATTTGAATACAGGGTCCAGTGTTTTACCAATAGTTTGGGCCAACACCTGTATTGAGTCCTGCAGGGTGCTTAGCCGGCCTCTCAGTGTGTCACTTTGCGCAATCGCGCCATTGGCATACTTTCCGCCGGAATTTGTTAGGTTAATAAGCGCAATTTCAACCGCTTTGGCGCTAATTTGGCCCTTCTCAAGCGCCTTCTGAAACTCAGCACCCGTTAGCCCATACATCTTGCGCAGCTCTTGCTGTAGCGCCACGCCTCGCTCTTGGAACTGCAGCAGTTCTTCGCCCTGCAGTCGGCCTTTCGCTTGCACTTGGCCGTAGGCGACCACAATGCCCTGCAGCTCAGCTCCAGTCGCGCCTGACACGTCGGCAAGCCGGCGTGTGACATCTACAACTTTCTCGGTTTCTACTCCAAATGCCTGCAGTCGCTTAGCGGAATCAATCAGCTCAGAGCTTGTAAATGGGGTGACAGCGCCGAGCTGCTGCAATTCTTGAACGATTTGCTTGGCAGATTCAGCGCTGCCGGTCAGCACCTCCAGGCTTCTTGTTTGCGATTCAAGCTCTGCTGCGTTCCCGAAAACAAACCTCAGCGATTCAATCCCTGCGTAGGCGGCAAGCAGCCTGCCTGCGGAACCAATCAGGCCGTTGAACCCACCGTTGACCTTATCAGCCGCACCATCCACCCCCTTGAGCTTCCCCTCCAGCTTCTGGATCTCGGCGCCATAGCGCTGAAACTCCCGGCTGCCGATCTTCGCCTGCTCCTGCAGGCCGCGAAACGCGACGATGCTGTTTCGGACGCCGGCAATCGTGCTGTCGTTTGCGCGCGCAAACTGGAACGTCGCAGCTCGCAACGTGCTTATATCCCGAGCCGTCGTCCTACTACCCTGCGCCAGATCCTGCAGCGACCGCTGAACCTTGGTGATATTGGATCCGCCTTTAACTTCGGCGCTGAGCCGAATCGCAGTATCCAGCGACATCCGGCTCATCGTTATTCGCGGCCCATTCCTGACCTCAGGCTATGGACGAATGGCAGGTAGGAACCGGCTCTCCATCAGCCGCAGATCCTCCAGCACCCACACTCGATCGCGGCGCTTCATGCCCTCTTCCTTCGCCCAGAGCAGGAACAGCCCGTAGTCCAATCCGATCGGGCCATTCATGCTCATCCGCCACTGGGTCTGCATCTTCATGAACCACGTGACGGCCAGAGCGTTCTCAGGCAACACGCCAAACGTCGCAGGCTTGGGTTTCACCCTTGGCGGCGCCAGGCCGAACACTGCTGCTGCGTCAGCGGCATCCTTGCCGTCATCGGGCTTCTCGCCCTTGGCGGCGCTGGCCAGGAACAGCGCCGCGTCGATCAGTTTTTTGCGCGGAATCCTCCCGCTTTCGTCGCGGATTTCTCGCCAGGCTTGCCCAAGCTGTCGAGCCAGGCGTTGAAGATCGCAGCTGAAGCGCCTTGGATCTTATAGAGCTTCCGCTTGCTCGAGTCGGTGAACTCAACCGGCTCGCCGTCAGCGTCCACCACGTCATCACCCCAGCCGCAGAGCACGGCATCGGCAAGGTCTTCGTAGCTGCAGGGCATTGGGGTGGTGACGGGATCCAGGTCGCTGCCGGATCGGTAGTCACGCAGCGCCTCAACGCGCTTGATGGTCGCCACGATCAGCGCATTGTGCTGATCCTTCAGCTCATCACAGTCATCTTGGTCCAGCACGTGAAAGTGAGCCGTGAACGTGTAAACCTTGCGTGATCCGGCCTTGGTGGGCAGGTCAACGCTCACCGGCCACTCGATGTAGTCCGGCAGGTACAGGTGGAACATCAGAAGAAAATCAGGCGAGTTTCGTCGTTCTGGGTCTTGGGCAGCGCAGTGAACGGAATCTGAAGCATGTCGATTCCGTCAGAGTCGGAGAATGCAAGATCACCGCTGATGGCGCACTTTGGCGCAAAGAAGATCGAGCTCTCAGTGGCCACCGTTCCCTGCTGCACTACAAATGGCCCATCACTCGCGCCAGTGTTATCAGCAGCGGCGGTGAAGAAGTTTTTCACAGCCACTGGCGGGTTTTCAATCGTGAGTGAACCACTGGGGTTCGGGCGATCGGTAATCCACGCCTCGGGTTCACAGCCAATCAAGCTGCGGAATGTACTCGTGAGCCCCCAGTCGAAGGTGAACCCTTCCGAACACGGCCCGTAGTCCTGGAATCGAATCGCCCGGGTATGACGCGGAGTGATAGGCACCGGCTCGGCCTGGTTGCCATAGGTGAATGCTTCACCCGACCTCGCTGTTGGAGGCACATATCGGCCGACACCACTGATGGTGAAGGTGCCGTACTCGTTCAGTGGTCCGCTAAGTGACGGACTGCCACGGAATCCTTCGATGCGATGTACGTTCCCATCCTTTACCGCCACCAAGGTGCAGCTGGAGCCGCTACCGAAGGTGCTAACCGGTTGGTACAGGCTCAGCGCCGGGATCTTGTAAACGCTGGTCGCATCAGCGGTGAATGATGCAGTACTCGGCACCACCGTCACCACGCGCGTGGCGCCGTTATGGGCCACGATCACGCCCTTGTTGCCTGCGCCAGTTCCCGCGGTGATCTCAATCGGAAAGCCCAGGTAGGCATCACTGGCGGGGTCCTGCGCAAGGCTTGCCAGCGTCAACGTGTTGGGACCGCCAGCAGAAGCCGTGCCTGTGATCTGGGCCAAAGCTGCCACATTCATGCCCGAGGCGAGCAGCAATGGCGAAAACCTGGGTGCAGTGGCAGCAACACCAGAGCCGCCCCACTCAAAGGCGACTGTGACGGCGACGTGCTCATTGGTGAGCGGTGCACGATCGGCCCCAAGGAAGCCCTTGATCAGGTTTCGCTGGACGCGGTTGCCAGTGATCGGGTTCACCTCCATTGAGGTGATCTTCACGGCATCATTGGGACCGATGGAGCCGGCCAGGGTGCCGTAATCCGTCTCAGATTTGGCCAGCAGGAAGCTGTTGCGGATCAGGAATGCAGTCATTAGCCCTTGGCCTTGGTGGCAGGTTTGGTGGGTGCGGGCTCAACTTTTTCCGCCTCGGCTGCTGGCACCATCTCACCCGACGGGAGCATTACAAACTCACCGCTCTGGCCGTGGTGCTCGAACTGGTTTTCTGCCATCAGCCCGGTATGGTTCCGCAATACCAGCCTATGCAGCGTTAATTGCGTCATCGCGAGTGCGGTACCGGATCAGAAACTTGTGGCCGATCCAGCCGGCAGTAGCGTCCGCTTGTTCGTACTCCGGCCGCCAGCCGTCGGGCTGCACGTCATGGGCCAAGCCGCCGAGAGTGCGATCGGCCATCATCCGGGCGTGAACGTCAACGCCGATTGGATCGGCCAGTTGATCGGGCACGTCACCGCGCACGTAGATCTCAATCAGCACTGGCAGCACGTTGTCAAGGCGACCGAGGCTGGCGCCAATGGTGCGCGGCGCATTGACGGGTTTGTCTTCGCCAGGGCTGATTGTGATGGCTGGCGCTTCAGATCTGGAGTAGGCCTGGGCGCGGCTGCGGTAGATCCTCGTGCCGACCTGCACTACGCCGGGCATGGTCACGGTGGCAATGTGAGCAAGGATCTGCTCGCGCAAGCTGGGTGCTGGGCTGGTCATGCCTCAGTTTGGGGATCTGCGACGACGTACTCAACCTTTTCCAGCACCATCACGCAGAACCGCCCGTCAGCCAGCCGAAGAGGTTCATGCTGCAGCTTGTAGGTCTGCCCTTCATGCTGCACTTGGTCGCCATACTGCAGACTGCCAAACAGATCAGTCCTTGCCGTCAGGGCATAGTCCACGGTCACCACTTGATCATTCATGATGATCTGACTGGCGCGGTCCATGATCCCCAAACCAACAACGGCCCCAGCGGTAACGCTGGAGCCGAAGTCAGCCAGCAGGAAATCGTCGGGGATTTCCTGGATCATGGTCAGACCGCGTAGCGAGCGCCGCCGACCGCCAGCGCGCTCACAGTGGCGGAGTAAGTCGAGGTCTTGCCAGTAAACGACAGACGCACAAACCCGCCCACCTCGTCGCGAGGGATCGCCAGCTTTTGAAGGCCGGCGGTGTTGGTTAGCACCGCAAATGCACCGCCGGGAACATCAGTCCAGGCTGCGCCGGAAGCGGCAGAGCTGGACTGCACCTTCACGGCGATGGTCTGGTCGGCGCCGCCAGCGGCTGCATAGAGCAGCAGCAGTAAATCGCCGTCCACACCGCGCACATCCACTGCAGTGGTGTCGTTGTTAGTGGAAACAGTGGCCGGGGCCAGAATGGTTAACGGCTGGAGTTGCTCCAGGCCGCGCAGCTGAATAGCCATTGATCAATCCTCCGGGGTGGGGGTAGCGGGTGCTTTGGTGCGTCGCGGCTTGGGCTCGCACACAGGCGCAGGTTCGGGCTCTGGCACGATCTCAGCCATGCCCATCGCCAGCAGTTCATTGGCGACGCCTTGGGGCAGCTCCGCCACCTCACCAATGGAGAGATGGCGGCCGTCTGCTCTGCAGTTCGAGAGAATCTGCAGCCTCATGATCAGGTGCCCAGGGCGAAGGACTGAGCGCGGCGAACGGCCACGTCGAAGTCCTGGTGGACGGTCAGAATCACCTGGCCGCTGGCGCTCTGGGTGTAGGGGTCGACCACCACATCCAGGCCGCTCCACATGCCCACCACGCAGTCGGCAAAGTTGCCGAACAGTACGTCGTTGGTCTGCATCTGGTTGGACACGGTGAACTGGTAGCCGTTCACGGTGCCGGCGTCGGTCATGATGTAATCCGAACCAGCCGAAGTGGCACGCAGGGTCTGCTTCAGGGCGCCCTTCACGCCGGAGTTGCCGACGTAGCGCATGCTGCCAGCGTCCAGGTTGTTGGCGGCCAGAGAGGTCTCCAGGTCCACGTAGTCGGCCCAGTCGCCGCAATCGTGGGTGCCGCCGCCCAGGCTGGCAGCAAATGCCTTGCTGGTCCCACCACCAAACGTCACCGAACCAATGCCGGTGGTGTTCACGATGCCGAGCGGCTGGCCGTTGTTGCCGGTACCGTAGCCAATGGTGTAATCCATCCCCAGGGCCACGCTCTCGGCCATATCGAGACGCACCAGGTTCTCGATGTCAGGACTGGACTGAATCATCATCCGGCGGCTGATCGGCACCCGAACACCGATGGTGCGGGGGATCATGTTCACCAGGCCAAAGGCGGGCTTGCTGTTGGCGACATCAGCGTTCTCGCCAACGAAGTAATACTGGCTGGAGCTGAGCTTCTTGGGAATCTCAACGTTGCCCTCAAGGCCGGACAGCATGGTCAGGCCAGAGTTCAGGAACGCTGAACGGTTGCGGATCAAGTCGATGAACTGAGCATCGAGGCGATCGGTGCCGACCAGCGCGCCGCCATCACCAAAGGTGCCGGCAACTTGGCCGGGGGTTTCGGCGGCACGGTTGGCGCCGAGCACTTCCCAAGGGACCAGCACGCCGTTGGCAGAGCGGGAGTGCTTGGCCTGAACGGCCTTGGCCACCTCCAGTTCGAATTCAGCGGCGGCAGCGGTGCGGGGGTTGGGGTCGGCCAGGTACTCCGCCACGCGCAGGAAGCTGTAACGCTTCACCTCGCGCTTGCTTAGGCCGACCTCTTGGGCGCCTGCGTTATGCACGCGGCCCTGGAACTCGACTTTGCGCATTCCCAGCTGTTCCATCACCACCGCGCGGGCGGCGTCAACACTGGAGTCGTCATTGATGAGTTTTTCAGCCAGATCAGACAAGCTGAACTGGTCGCACATTCCGCGAATGGCGGCAACACGCTCGCGCTCGGCGCGCCGAGCGTCCTGTTGCACCTCCGCCACGTTGATTTCAGTGGTCATTGGATGTTCGTCAGGTGATTCAGTCCGCTCGGCGGTCTGTTCTTTCAGGCTATGGACCTGTTCCGTTTCCGTATCCGCATGAGTGGCAGGCTCGGATTGATGCATCTCCACGGTTGCGTTCACCGTCACCTCAGCCGGCTCAGGGGCCACCGGTGCCAGCTCGTCCATCGCCCGGCCCAGTCCCACGGTTTGATCGGCAGGCACGCTGACGCTGCTTACCTCCAGCACGTTCCAGTTGGTCACGTAGAACGCATCGGCGCGCTCCTCAATGTCGCCGATCTCGTAGGCGAAGCTCACGTTGCGAACAATGCCAGCCTCAATGTCTTGGCGGCGCTTGTACTCTTCACTGCCGCGCTCAGTAGTGTTTGGGCTCCAGCGAACGGTGGAGTACAGCCGGCGATCGTCGCCTAGCCAAGCCTTTTCGACCACTCCCAGCACCACATCACGGTTGTGATTCCACAGGTAGGCGCCGCCGTCGTTCATTCGGCTCAGATCCATCGCGCCAGGCTCGTGGAGCAGCACTTCAGTGCCAAACCAACGCTCCACAGGCGCTTCGGAGCTGAACGAAAACGTTACCGTTTCGTCGGTTTTCTCCTCAATCTGTAGGCCCATCGGCAGCTCGCGCCGTTGTGGCCCTTTGAGTTTCGACAGATCCATGCTGCTGAGTCTTTACCTCAGGCTATGGGCGGCGCGGCTGAGCTTCCGCAGCTTCATCTTCTGCCGGATCAGATTCCTGCTCTGAATCATCTACTTCTTCTGCTGCCGCCATCAGTCCCAACTCTTCCTTGAGTTCGTTTTCCTTGGCGATCGACGCCATCACCAGCTCAAACTGCTCTCCGCTGTACTCCGCGATCTGCTCAGAGTGCGACTGCAGCAGCAGCTGCCGCGCCATATCGAGCGCCTTCATTTCCTTGGCTGGATCCACCCAGCTCCAGCTACGAGCCTGCCACCGCGGGGCGTTGTAGCGCTCAGGCCGGCTCCAATAATCATCGAACGCTGGTGACGGCAGATCGCCGGCCAGTGCTGCAGCACGCAGCCATTCCTCAAACACCCGTTGATGGAACAGCTGGATGATCACCGACTGCACCACCCGCCAGTGGTCGCGGTCTTCCAGGATTGACAGACGGCTGCTGCTGTAATTCGTCTGGCTGAAGTCCCTGCTCAGCGTCTCATAGGAGCATCCAAAGCCTGCAGCAAATCGCCGGCTGAGGTTCCGCACCACGTTGTCGTACTGCTGATCATCAGGGCCGAAATCTGGCGCCACCGGAATCTGGCCCGGCTCAAGATAGTTCCAGCTGCCCGGCTCGGTATTGATCAGCCGCTGATCATTTTCCACCGCATCGCCCACCAGCTCGCCATCTGGTGACTGGATCCAACCCAGTGATGCAGCCTGCACCCGCTTGCGGGTCCAGTGGGCTTTCTCGTACTCGGCCAGGTTGTGGACAGTGGTGATCACACTGGCCAGCCAGGGAACGCCGCGGTTTTGGCCGATTCGCTCCGGCATGAACACGTGAATCATGTCCGCAGCGTCGATCAGCTCGTGTTTCTTCTCGACGCCGCGGCGATTCAGACCCAGCTCAACATCTCCAGGGTGACGAATCAGGATTGCGTACCTGGTCGGCCGGCCCCACTGGTTGAGCTCGACGCCCAGGCGCCACTCATGGCCCGGGCGCTCTGAAACGCCTGACTTGTCCTCGTCGAGCTGATGAGCCTCAATCAGCTCCAGCGCGATTGGCGCTCGACCTTGGCCCATCGGCTGACGAACGATCCGAATCAGGCACTCGCCCGACTCAGGCAGTGCGCCGGCAATCATCATCTCGAAACCATGGAACGACAGCCGGCCCGCAACGTCACAGGTGTCAGGGCGGCACCAACGCCGCCAGGAGTCCTCGAGGATTCGATTGCGGCGGATGTCCTTCTCTGTGCCGCCGGCCTTCATGATTTGGCCCTGCATCTGGATCCCGCGCGGGCCCACGACGTTGATCTGCGTGGTCCGCTTGGCTTGCCGGGCGTAGGGGTTGTCGCGGCACAGCTGGCATGCGCGATCTCGCAACACCGCCAGGCTGGTACGCAGCTCGGCGTCTGCTGAGCTAGTCGGCGCGATCAGGTCATGGAGCAGCCGATTGCGCCGCGCGGCCTCATACATCCGGGCGCCGTTTTGCCGCCCGTGGCGGGTAGTCAGAATCTGCCTGCTCAGCCAGCTGCGGATTCCCATCACAGCACCCCACTGAATCGCACGTACAGACGCCGTGGGTCGCCGAGACCCTGGGCGATTGCTTCGGCGCGTTTCTCGCGCATCACCTCAGCCTTGAGCCGATCCCGCCACTTGATCAGTTCCGCCAGATCAGCGCGGCGCACCTTGCGGCCGCCGTTGCCCAGGCTCCCGATCTGGTATTCCTGCGCGCCAGTAGTCAGCGCACGGATCGCCTCTTCAACTGCGACCAGATCTTTCTGCGCCTGGCTGCGGTCGTCAAATGCTCCAGCAGTGCCGCTGAATGCCAGGCTCCGCCGCACCGTCAGACTGCCGCGGCCAGTAGTAATCGGCGCGCCATCAACGGTGGAGACAATCTGCAGCTCCCAGTCGCCTACTGCCATTGAGGCGGTGGTCTGCTGGCTGAGCGCTACTTGCCAGCCATCGGCAGTGTCGGTGGCCTGCGCTTGCACACCAGCGCCAGCTGCTGCAGCGCGCAGCCACACCGTCACTGCGGTGGCATCGGCAGCCACGCGGGATTCGATCCAGCTAATGCGGTCGCCCTGGTAAAACTCGGCCGGCTGGCTGCTCATATCACCTTGAAACTGCGCTGTCGGCGCGGTGCCGGCTTGTCACAGGCTATGGACGATTGGAGTTGGGCTTCCAGTTGGTCCCACATCGTGGCGCGGTTGTAGCGGCGGCTCACCAGCTGCATCGCCGCGTAGGCGTACCGGGTGCAGTCGCCGGCCTCGTCGCGCATACCGGTTGGGCAATCCCAGTGATACTCCCGCCCCCGGCTGCCCTTCTTTGGCATCCGCTTCCACGGGAACAACTCCGCCAGGAACTGATCGGTTGAGGCCTCGCCCAGGTGCAGATACCCAGGCCCAGGGATCTCGTTCCGCAACCGACCTTGCAGGTGCGACACGCTGGTTTCGTAGCCCACTCGGTACAGCAGCAGGCCTTTCTTCTGCACCGGCTGGTTCTTTCGGTTGATGTCAACCGGCGTGCCGCGGCCTACCAGTGGCTTGCCTTTGGCGCCGTCGCCGCGCACTGGCACCCACAGGCCGCCCTGCTTGCGGCACCAGTCCCTGATCTCCTGTGTCGAGTGGCCGCCCTCGTCGATCGCGCCCATTGCCAGCGGCACCTCAGCACCATCCTCCCGCCGCCATTTCGTCGCCGCGATCCGCTCCAGCTGCTCCAGCGTTTCCTTCTGCTGCGGGTCGCCGTCAATCTCCCAGTGGCCCAGGTGCCAGCCTTCCTCGCCGCGGCCCCAGCCCCACACCGTCACCACCACCCGCTCACCCACTGAGCCGCCGCCGCCCTGCACGTCCACGCCGTAGGTGATCAGCAACACGCCATTGGGCACGGTCCCCATTGGGTAGCCATTGCCGGCATCGATGTTCTTGCGGCGCTCGGCCAGGCCGTCGCACGTGAGTTTGCCGGCGATGCTGTCTTCCCACGGGATCCCCAGCACCGTGTTGTGGTAGGTCTGCATCGGGTCCGTATCGCCCCGGCGCATTGCCTCCAGTGCTTCCTGGTACTCGCTGATCAGCTTCGACCACACCGCTCCGGCGTGGTAGCTGTACGCCGCCCAGATGTACTGGCTCTCTACTGCTGGCTCGCCCTCAGCCGTCAGCGACTGCTGGGAGCGGTCCAGCCCAAGCGGGCAGGCCCAGCCGCCGTTGGCATCCATCTCCCGCAGCGAGGTGTAGCGGATCGGCTCTTTGCAGTTCTCGCACTCAAACGTGCCGGCATCTGGGCCATCCTTTGTCATTGCTTCCCACCGCAACTGCTGGTAGTGGCTGCAGTGCGGGCACGGCAGGTGGAGGTACTGCTGATCGCCACGCAGGAACCACTGGTGGGTCTTGTCGTTCGGAAAGATCGGCGTGCCGCCGATGATCACCTTTGGATTCCAGGACGTTTCTGTCCGGCGAATCCCGAGCTTGATCTGGCAGCCCTCGTTGATCCGGTCGTAAGCGGACGGTTCCTCGAAGATCACCACCGGTCGCTCTTTGCGCCTGAACGACTTGCCACTCTTGGCGTTCACGATGTCGATCAGCGCGCCGTTGGTGAGCTTCTTCAGCAGGATTGTGTTTGTCGCCGTGCCGCGGGATTTCGACTCCGACAGCAGGCCATCCAGACAGGGCGTGTCGGCGAACAGGTCCGAAATGTCTTCCTTGCTGTACTCCTCCGCGTCCTTTTCGATCGGCTGCACCACCATCACCTTGGATGGCTTCCAGTGCGCGTAATACTGCACCGCGCCAATCTTCACCGACTCTGACCAGCCGACACGGGCTGACTTCATGCAGACGAAGATCGGCACCCGCCGCGAGGCGAAGGCGTAGAACCAGTACGCTTGATACGGCCGGGTGATCCATGGGCCCTTGCTGGCGGCGTTGCCGGTGACGTGGCCGTAGGTGTCGGCATATTCCACGCCGCTGAGCACCGGCCGGGGGCGGAAGCATTCCGCGATCCCTCCCGCCAGGGCTGGCACGTCTCGGGTGATCATTCCTCTTCCTCCGGGCTGACCCGCCAATCAGCCACGGCGGTGAGCACCTTGGCCACCAGCCGCTCAATCAGCTCCTCATCGCCGATCGACAGGTGCGGGAGCTGCTGCTTGATCTGCTTTGGCAGCGCTTCAAGCTGGTTCTTCAACGTCAAAGCCACCGCCATCTGCGCCTGCTCGACGTCGGCCTTGTAGACGAGCTCACCAGCCTTCTGCCGGCGGTCGAGCTCGGCGATTAGGCGCTTTTCGCGCTCGTGCCAGGCGCGCTCTTCGTTGTAGTCCGGGGTCTCGCTGGGGTCGGGGGG